AACCCCGCCGTAGCGGGGGTTGGTGGCGGGGGGGGCGGCCGCTGCGGCTGCCGCAGGTGCCGTCGCAGGTCGGAGAGGGTTTGCGCGGCGCAAGCTGGGGGCGGGTTCGACCTGACCCGAGGCGTTAGCCTCGACGGGATCCTCGCCTCCCTCGCCTGCTGCCTGCCCCCAGTCGAGCGCGTGAGCGTCCGGGAGATCAACGTCCGTGCCGGCGGCGGGGCTGCTGGGATTCCAAGGGAGGGAGGATTCGACCTGACCCGAGGGCGTCCCCTCGACGGGATTCGCGTCCCTCCCGGCTTCGACCATGACAGCTCCGCCGCGACGCGGCGTGTCCTCGACCGTGTTCCGCTCAGCGCTCTTCGGAGGCGCTGACCAGTCCGCCTGCCCGGGCACCCACCCAGGGCGATGAAGCACCATGCCCGCCTCGGCAGGCGTGCGCTGCTGCTTCTGCTTGTTGCAGTCCGTGCATGCGATCACGATGTTGGCCGCGCCAATGTACTTGGTCGGCTCAACGTGGTCGTACTGCCACGTGCTGCGATCTTTGCGCTGCACCTTCGTCCCGCAGTATCTGCACGGGGCAACCATGTTGCCGCCGCGCTCGACACCGCCGACGCGATCGCGCAGCCACACAGCATCTGTGATCTTCCTGTTTTTCAGCTCCGCGCGCTTTCCCCTCGTGACTCGCACGTCTTCGCCACGGTCGTAGCGAAGATCGAACCAGTCATGGAAGATGAACGACCCCTGCGGCGGCTGCACGCAGCGTTCGCACGAGTGTCCAGGCGCATGCCACAGGCCCTCTTCGACGAGCATCCCCGCCAGCTGAGTCGCCACTTCAAGATTGAGCGTGTCCGAGACGAGCGTCTCGACCGCAATCACTCCATCAGTGAGCGCCTGCTGGCAGGCCGTCCCCGCGAGCGCCCACATGCCGAGTGCGGCGAGGCCGCTGAGGTCCCCGGTCATGGCGCGGCGGGCGAGGCGTTGAATCTTCGGGTTGCCCCGGAGCTCGTCGCCGAGTTGGAAGAACATGTGTGTCGCTTTCTAGTCTGAGCACCGGCATTCGCCGGTGACGGGGTTGATTGCGCCGCCGCATGAGTCGCACACGCGGGGCGTCCAGTCGTTGCAGGTCATCTGGTCACCTCCTCTTGGTCGTAGTCTTCGGGGAACAGGCTGCGGGGCCTGTAGTTGGGGTAGTTTCTGGTCATCCAAGCTCGCTCCGTGAAGGCGCGGCGTTGTTGCTCGGCCCGGACGTAACAGGGGTGGCACAGCGCCCGGCCCGGGAGTATTGGGGTCTCGCATTGGGGGCAGCGCCGGGGGTTCTCGTCGGGGTCGGCGGGGTTGATTCCCCAGCCTGTGCGCTCGTGAGCGGTGGCCATCAGAACGGCGGCTCCCAGACGGGTTCCTGCTGGGGTTGGGGTGCCCAGGGGTCGTCTTGGACGATCTGGCGGGGCGCGGGCTGCTGTGTTGCCTGCGGCGCCTGTGTGGCCTGCTGCGTTGTCTGGGCGGGCTGGGGGGACGCAGGTGGAGGCGGGGGCGGGTATCCTGCCCCGCCGTCGGCTGCGGGGTGTCTGGTGACCTGTGCGCGGGCTCGGCGTAGGGAGGGGCCGACCTCGTCGACCTGCATCTCGACGATTGTGCGTCTCTCGCCCTGCTGTGTTTCGTAGGAGCGTTGCGTGAGGCGGCCGACGACGATGACGCGCATGCCCTTGCGGAGGGACTCGGCGACGTTCTCAGCGACATCGCGCCACACGGAGCAGCGCATGAAGAGGGGGTCTCCGTCGCGCCATTCGCCGGCGTTGCGGTCGTATGTTCGCGGGGTGGAGGCCACCGTGAAGTCAGCGACGGCGGAGCCGGACTGTGTCCAGCGGAGTGTGGGGTCGGCGGTCAGGTTACCGACGAGGGTGATGAGTGTTTCGCCGCTCATTGGTCTTCCTCGTTTTCTTCGTAGGGCATGACGGTGAATCGGATGGAGCACATGGGGATGCCCATGCGCTTGCTGGTGTGACGGGGGTCGAGGCGCATGTCCGGGCCCTGCAGGTGACGCGCATCGTCGTCCGGGAGCAGGCCCGCGTCCACAAGCCCGTCCACAAGGGCCTTGAGGGTGGGCATGTAATTGTGGAGGTCGCGGCGGCGGCCGTCCGGGAAACGAACCCACGCGACGAGTCGCGCTCGCATGAAGGTCGGGCAGTGCGCGGCGCGGGCCATCACTCTGGCTTGCATGCGCAGGGTCCGAATCCGCGGGGAGAGAGTACGGCGGTCAGCTCGGCCGTTGAGCGAGAGCATGTCCGCCTGGGGCAGATCGAAGGGGCCGATCTCCCACAGCGGGGCAATGGCAGCGTCATTCATTGCGTTCTTCTCCTGCCTGCGGGTAGAGGCCATCAACGAGCGCATCGACGGCGTCACCGATGGTCTTGCGGATGTAAACGCGCTGTTCGTTGGACGTAGCGCACAGGTCGGCGATCGCGACGCCGGCGTCAATCAGGATGGCCGCCGAGCTGATCGCGTGTGCCTGGACCCGGGCCAGTTCGCGTGCAAGGTATAGGGCGTTATCCGTGTGCCCGGTCGCTGCTTCGTCAGTCATCGCCGAACCCCCTCGACGACTGCGCGAACACATCGCGTGCAGACTCGATGAGGCCACGACGCGCCAGATGCGCTCCCTCTCCCTCACACATCCACGTACTCGAATCCTTGTCGTCTTCCAGGGAGACGATCTCCGCGACGAGTATCCAAGCCCCCAGCACACATTCCGGCCCGTGCTTTTCGGCGACCAGGGCAGACACAGCGTCTTCGAGAGCGCTGAACACGGTGTTGTCGTTGCTATTCACAAGTCCTCCCCACTTCCGTAGACGCGAAGCCCCCGCGGCTCACCAACGCTCCCCACCGGCACAGGCGGGAGCACCGCCTCTTCCAGGTACGGGATCGACGGGCCGTCGTACAGGAGCTCGCCCGTCACAGGGGCCTGAAGCAGAACTGACCCAGCGGACCAGCCAAGGCACGCATCAGTGCCCCAGATGAACGAGGACCGCCCATAACCATCCCCGACACGAACACGCAGAGGAATCTGCCAGGCCGCAGCCGACGCCGCGAACGTGCGGACGACCGCAGGGTCCATCTCCACGGCCGCATCCTGATAGAGGACTCCATGCGCTCCATCCAGCAGGAGACGGGCCGCGTCAACGCGGTCCTCATCCATCGGCTCAGCTGCCGGAGCGACACGCGCCATCTGAGGCCCATACAGGACGCCCGTCTCCTGGACAGTGACGCCCTCCCTCTCATCGAGGAGGAGGCTCACCCGCTCGACGGGAGACCCCGCGAGGAACGTCGCCAACGCCTCAACAGCAGAGCGACGCAGCCACATCGACTTCACACCATCCCCATAGCTATCCCCATCCAAAACGGTGAACCGCACCGCGATCGCGCGCTTACGATCAATCGCTACCGCAAGCACCATCACGCAATCCTGGACGACGGCCAGGCGCATCAGGCCCGCACCATTGTCCGGGGCATCCTCGGGAATCCGGCGCGCCACGTGCGGCAGGGCCGCTCGCAGCGCCCCCTCCAAAGCCGCACGAGCCACGACCACCATCGTCGATACTTCGTCAGTCATCGGAGTGTCTCCTCACGCGGTAGTGTCCATGTGAGAATCTCGGGGGCTGCCTCGACCTTCTCGCAGAAGGTCTCCTCACCCTCGCCAAGGGGGTAGCCCCACCTCTCCAGGGATCGCAGGTAGAGATGCACTAAGGCGTCAAAGCGCTCACCGTTGGGGCTGCGCCAGTAATCACGGCCCATGCCGCCCTCGAGGACACCGATGCACCAGGCGAGGCGCGCCTTAGCAGCCTGCGCGGCCGACATCGTGAGCCCGAAACTCAAGTCATCGAAGCCGATCAACGCACGGCCCTTGCCCTGCGATGCGTCGGACACCTGGGAGTGGTTGTAGATAACCGGCATTTCCAGGAGCGCCACGTCCTTCGGCAGCGGCCGCTTGAAAAGCACGTCCTTAATCCAGGCTCGGCGTACTTCGCCTTCCTGAGCCGCCTGACGGTTCGCCTCGATGGTCGCTGCGCGATCGACTTCCTGCGTGGTCCGTGCTCTATCTTCACGGGTGAAGTGCCCGTGTGCCGAGTAGTCCAGGCAGACGAAGCGCGTCTGCGCGCTCGTGTACTCGCCCGAGCCGATCACCGAGACATACGCTGCATTACCGGGGCAGTTGTCGTGCGGTTCAACCGTGTTGCCGTATTCATCGACCAGATTCCACAGGTACTGGTTGGTCTTCGGGAAACCGTCATAGAAATCGTCAGCTGTAATGACGTGGATACCCTGCTGGCGCAGGTCGAGGACCTCGTCCTCATAGACCTGGCGGCGGCGCGCCTCATCACGGGCGCGCTCGAGAACATGATCGATCTTGCCGGGAGCCTGTCGAATCTCCTCCACGGCCATGCCCGCGATGTCCTCGGGGAGGTCAGCCTCAGCCTCAGCGATCTTCGCGAGAACGTCGAGGCCGAGGTTCGCCGACTCCCCAAGGTCTGCGACCTCCTGCGAGGCGTTAGCGACGCGGCGGGCCAACGTGGCCTCGCTGGCTTTCACGCCGCGCTTGCGCAGCTCGGAGGCCGGGAGCCCCATCAGGACCAGCTGGTTAATGGCCCGCGCACGGTCAAGAGGCGACGTGTGCGCGTGCTCGTCATTTTCCGTGAGCTGCAAGCCGATACGATCCAGGTCATTCGCCACGTCGACGATCCGGACCGGGACCGTCTCCAAGCCCGCCTCGATGGCCGCGCGGTGGCGGCGGTGCCCGTCGAGGACCACCAAGCCCGTCAGCGTCGGATACACGTCGATGTCCTTGAGGACACCGAGTCCGGCGATCGTCTCCACGAACTCGGGGCCGACACGCAAGTCAGCGCGGATGTTCGAGCCTCCCTGCAGAAGGGTGGGGTCGATCAGCCAACGCTGGCCAGGCTGGACGGCCCCAATCGGGTCCGCCGCGACCTCAGCCGACAACACGCCAGTGCCCGTCGATGACACGGCCGTGGTTTCTTCGCGGCGCGGCTTCAGGCCGACCGCCTGCGCGACGTCCGCGAGGTCCGTCAGGTCGTAACGCGCGGGCGCGTTCGGAGTCGCCTCACGCACGACGCTAATCCAGTGCGCCTCACGCAGGCGATCAAGGGCCCGGCGCAGCGTCCGCGCAGACAGGCCCGTCAGGCGAGCCAGCTCAGCCTGCGCGACCTCGACATGGCCGTCATCAGCGATGAGGCCGAGCATCGTCTCCGCGACGGTGCGGGCCTGCACGTCATCAGCGGCAATCGCGATAGTCTCAGTCATTTGTCTCACCCTTCTGACGGTCTTCCTGCATCTGCACAAGGCGACGCCGCATCTCTCGGAACTCGCGTGTGTTCGTGCGCCAGTCCTGCCACAGGTACGCCGTCGCCAGCGCCAGCAGTGCCAGGACGAGGACGCCCATCATCGTTTCGGTCACTTCTCTGTCTCTTCCTGCTCGGTGTCTCCTGCGGCAAAAATCGTCGTGCCGCAGTTGGGACACTCGAATGTTGGTGCCGACGGCGTCGGTGGCGCCCAGTCCGGCTTCTCCACGACGGCCGCGCGAACCTCGACAATCCGGCGCGCGTGCATCACGGACGGGCTCGGCGGCGACATCAGCAACAGCCCCTGACGCTCAACCTCCTCGACGAACGCGGCGTTAGCCAGCCCCAGCAGGTGCGGCATCGGCAAGTTCGCGTCCTCGATAGGGAACTCAACGATCATCTCGACGGACCTCATGCCCGGCGCTCCTTCCACGCGACGTAGACCAGGCGCTCGGCGAGCGCCGTCGGGGGTAGGATCGCGGCCGCAGCCGCCACCCACCCATCAATGAGGGACCCAAGCCACCACGCCAGCACCAGCAGGGCCAGCGCCACCAGGACCCTGGCGACGTTCGTCGAGCTCATCGCTTTCCTCCCTGTGCCTCACGCGCACGCGAGCGCGCCAACGCAATCCGCTTTTGCGCGGCCGTCTGACGCTTGCGCAGCTTCATCACCGCATCGAGGCGCCGTAGCGCTTCTAACACCGGCGCACTCAACGCCACTGTCTCGGTCGTGTTAACCTGATTCATGACTGATAGTCCTTTCTTGGACTGCCCCGGCCGACCCCAATCGGCCGGGGCGCTTTCTTTTCAACTGGTGACCGTGGGGCCGGGCGGAGACTCGCAACCCACCAACACTCAAACCCGGCCCCACGGAGCTAACCTCGCCGCACCCCACCCTCGGGACGCGCGAAAATCTTGTACTTCGACACCTGAACGGTGTGGCCTGCCGGGGTATGAGCACTGGCCCCCGGCAGGCCACGGCCTCCCTCAGCGCCGCTGGAATGAGCGGAGGAAGACGCTGAGGAAGACGAACCATCCGCACCACGGATAGCCCCCTCCCCGGTAAGGTGGGTAACACCCGCCAGGCCGCACGAAGCAGTGCAGCCACCACACCTCACCGAGGAGGAAGAATGACAACCATGTCCGCAGGCCCCACCCTTGCTGCCACTCTCGACAACATCAGGCAGCGACTGCAGAGCCAACAGCACACGCTTGAAATCTCTCTGGGTGGCAGAGATAGTGATGCTTATCGACGGCTCGCTGTCCGCGCGGAACTCGATGCGCTCTGGGAGGCTGTTGAAGTGCTCGCCTACGTCATCTCCGGCGTGGAGATTAGTCGTGTGCCGATTCGCGATTACTTCGGAGATCGACGGGAGTCGTGACCCGCACGCCTGCTGCCCGTCTCGTGCGAGATACTCCGCAGCAGCGCCGCCCACCGCAGACTCACGAAGGTTCGACGCATGAGTGTTCGAAACGTCGGCTGACGAGGCCACGCGGGCAGCCGCGCCGCCCACCGCCGAGTGCTCATGGCTCTTGAAAGCATCGAGGAACATCTCTGCTTCACGCAGGTCCGCGCACGCCTTGATGACAGCCTGACGGGCATCCTCGGCAGCCTTGCGTGCCGCTGCTTCTCCGTGCTTCATGCTGCACCCCCTTCGCCGTGGTCCTCCGACGCCTGCAGGGCTTCGAGCGAGTGCGTATTCAGGCGCTGCAGCTTCGCCAGGACCGCATCCTGAATCTGCAGGAGGTCGCTCTGCGTGCGAGCAAGAAGCGCTTCGTCGAACCAGCAACGAATATGCGGCGATCCAAGGATGAGCGCCGTCTGCTGCAGCGCCGCAGCCGCTTCGAGGAGTCGACTCTCCGCGTATGCTTCATGATCGCCGTCGACGCGCAGGACCTTGCAGGGCTGCACATCCTCACGGATGAGCGGCTCGTCAGTATTCAACGCCTCGATACGAGTAGTTGTGCAGCCTTCTGCTCCACAGAGGATCATGCGGCGTCACCTCCATCAATGGAGCCGTGGAAGGCGTGGAGGATGACGGTGCCCGTGCGCTCATCCTGGATCACGTAATCCTCGGGAGCGGACGGCGCGGCCGCGAGCGCGGAGCGTCGTTCGGCGGCGTCGCGTTCGTCGGCTGCGATCTGCTCGATGTATGCGCGGTCGAACAGGTACTGGCCGGTCTGGCCGGGCATCTTCTGGATAGGAGCGATGCGGCCTGCGCCGATTCGCTGATGCACAGTCCTCTTGGAGATGCCGAGCATGTCGGCAACCTCAGAGACATTCACAAGCTGATTTGTAGGCATGTGCATAGCATTGCATGGTTTTCAGATATGCACAAGTCGGCATGTGCATAGGTTGCAGATTCTGCGCATGTAGGGCACGCCTCAACTTTGCGCGAAACATTGCATGAGCACCCCAGATATGCAAAACTAGGCATATGAGCACTTCAGTCCAAACCCTCGCCAGCACAGGCTTTATTCCTCAGTGGACCATTGGGGACCGCCTGCGCAAGGCGCGCGAAATGACCGGCCTTACCCAGGTCCAGTTCGCCGAGCGCGTGGGACTCTCACGCGCCACGGTCAATAACAGCGAGCTCAACAAGAGTCAGCCACGCAAGTCCGTTGTGCTTCTTTGGGCAATGGAGACCGGCGTCGATCGCGACTGGCTCATGACCGGCTCTACAAACAACGAAACCCCCGACCCTGATGGGCCGGGGGGAGAGCTCCTGCGGTTGGATTCGAACCAACAACCGTCCGATTAA